GTTTTACACGAAATGGCAGTACTTTTAAATTATACCTCAACGGTAAAGAGGTCGATACAAACAGTACATCTGTAACTTTTTCACAGACTGCATTTAACCAACTACAAATTGGTAGGAATCATAGAGGTAGCGCTGCCCAACAGTTTAATGGAGCAATAAGTGACCTAAAATTTGATTCCTCAACCGCTGTAACTGCCGAATTTACCCCACCTACGTCTTCACTTTCTTCATCTGGAGCAGACCTTCACTTAAAGGGACAAGGAGCCAAAGTTTTTGATAAAGCGCAAGCTTCAAACATAAAAACCGCTTTTAAATCTGGTGTGACAGTAGGGGAAGTCGCAGGGTCAAACGCTCAGACAAAACATGCAGGGACGTATTCCGTCTATTTTGATGGAGTCAATGATTTTACGAACTTTCAAGTGCCGACTATTGGGACTGGCTCATTCACAATCGAGTTCTGGCTTTACAAAGTATCAAGTTCAAGCTGGGGTGGAATCTTTCAAATTTCCGACGCTCATTACCCATTAAATTTTAATGCTGGTTCAGAAAAAGGGCCAGCATTAGGCATCCATAGCGGCGGAAATTACAGGCGGTTCAACGGCACTTCTGGAACGAACATCCCCTTTGCCGCAACAAGCGGAAGCTGGGTTCACGTTGTAGTGCAGAGGGATGCTTCGTTGAGTTCAAACAACACTACATATTATTTTGATGGCGTATTAAAGGACACGACCACAGATAATACGAATTACACTTTGGATCAACTAATGATTGGCACTTATTATGACAACACGCTCAAGTTTGAAATGTACATTCAAGATTTCCGCATAAGCCTCCACAAGAAATATGCAAATGCCGCTGCTATCGCATCATCAATTAGCAGCGGTGAACTTTCCGCACCATTAAAAGGCTAAGACATGGCAACAGCACTTGATAATGCTTTAGGGCCAGTAGCGGCCCAAATGGTCAACCAGTTTGGCACAACGGTCACTATGCGCGGCGGTGAGGTTTCTAGCTACAATGCACAAACAGGCGTCATTACAAAAACAGTTGAGGAAGAAGAACGTAAGGCAATAATTTCAAGCGCAAAGACCAAAGCTGCAAGCGATGCTTCTTATGATAAATCAGACTTTGTTTTAATTATGGCAAGAAGTGGTGAAGAATTTGCGCCAGAGGTTGGGTATGAAGTGCAGTTTAATTCAAAGAGCTACAACATCACTAAGGTCACTCCAAACTTTTCGGGTGATCTTGTTGCAACTTATGATGTGGCGGTTTCACTATGAGCAATAAAACTTTTGAATTAGATGTTTCTAAATTTATAGAACAAGCTGGCATAAATGTTGAAACAGCAATTCGAAGAGTTTCATTTGATGTTTTAAATAAAGCGAAAGGCAATACGAGAGTGGATACTGGTCGAATGCGCGGCTCTTGGAATATTACTGAGGAAGTAGTTGATTTAACTGTATTGCCAGAAGCCCCAAGCGCAGCGGCTGAGTATTACGGCGCAGACACACAAAATACAGTTGGATACATCAGTGGAAAAAACGAAGTTTATATAAGTAATAACGTAGAATATGCACCATTTATAGATTTAAAGGACAACATTGTTGACCTAACAGTGGCGCAAGTAGAAGCAGAAATAAATGCAACGCTAAGAGAGCTAGATAAAGGATGAACTTTGTCCTATAATATTACAAAACGTAATAATCAGGCGGAATAATGGGCAGTTTTGCAGATGAACGCGCAGCAATAGAAAAGCGGATGAAGGACAACTGGACAACTACGCCAGTTGTTTTTGATAATGTTGGGTTTCGCCCAACGGATAGCGCGTATGTTGCAATTTTTATTCAAAACGCATCTGCCACACAAATTGAATTAACAGGCGCAACTCCGCGCCACAGATACACAGGACTTATTTCGATCCAGATTTTTACAGATACTAACTCTGGCTCAAACACTGCAAGAACTTATGCCGATACAATAGCCGCTATTTTTCGGAATCAAACCTTTAGCAGTGGAAGCAGCGGCACAATCGTTTGTCGATCCCCAAACGTCCAAAGAGTCGGGGTAGTCGAAGGCAGATACCAATTAAATTTAACAGTTCCCTATTTTAGGGACGCAACCACTTAGAGGTTCACGATGACAGATACAAATCGCGCATCCCTGTTGCTTGCTCCACAAACAGCTTGGGGAACAGTCGCAGCGGCAAGCGTTGAAAGCAAAGCCTTGCGAATAACAGGTGAGAGCATAGCTTACAACATTACAAACACGCAATCAGATGAAATCAGACCAGACCGAAATGTATCTGATCTTATTCGCACAGACGCATCCGTTGCTGGCGACATTAATTTTGAAATGTCTTACGGTGGTACATATTCCGCTGGCGGCACAAATAATCATGGTATGTGTGATTTATTTGAAGGGGTTATGTGCAGCGCATATAGCACAAACGTCCTAAAAAATGGGACAACCAAAAAAGCCTACACGCTAGAAAAGCAATTCGGCGGTGTAGCATCAGGACAAGGCGGTTTTCACAGAGTAAAAGATATTGTCTTTGATGGCATGACATTAAATTTATCGGCTGGGAGCATCGTCACAGGCTCTGTAAGCTGCATAGGAAGCACGTTAGATGTAAGTGATACAACACAACTAAAAGCCCCTAACGCAGCCTCTGCAAGTACCACAGAGGTTATGAACGCAATTGATGATGTAACCCTAATCCAAGAAGGCGATAGTTTGTCAGGTTTGGCAAAATGTATGAGCCTGTCTTTGACGGTTGCAAACAATTTGCGAATTAATAATCAAATCGGAACACTTGGCGCGGCTGATATTGGTTTGGGTCAGTTTGTGGTCACAGGCAACATGAGTGTCTATTTTGAAACCAAGGCACTTTATGACAAATACATTGCTGGCACAAACTCAGGTTTAAAATTCAAAGTCGAAGATAATGCCAACACAAACGGAAACTCATATACATTCGAAATCCCACTGATGGAGTTCACAAGCGGCACAGTGGTCGCTGGTTCTTCAAATGCTGATGTGATGGTTGAAATGGGATTCCAAGGTAAATTCGACACTACAGAGGCGTGTACTCTGAAGATCACAAGGGCAGACGCATCATAATCTAAAGCGCGGTCAAAGGCAGTGACCAGACCGCGCATTAACCTACGGAGAATATAATGGATTTAACAAACGTAAAGGTTGACAAGAAAACGCAATCAGAAGGGGTCTGGGTCGAATATGACAATGAAACCTCGTTTCTGGTGGCGCGTATGGGCAACCCAAAGTTCAAACAACGATTTACGGCACTTATGTCTCCGCACCAAAGAAAGTTCGATGCTGGAAAGCTAGATGTAGAAATGCAATCGCAGATCATGGCAAGGGCTGTTTCAGAAACAATATTGTTGGATTGGAATGGTCTGAAGATGGATGGAAAAGAACTGAAATACACAAAGGAAAAAGCCTTTGAGATTTTATCTGATCCAACCGCTGAAGAGTTTCTTGCGATTATAATTGAATACGCACAAGACAACGAAAACTATAGAAATGAAAAGCTGGAAGGGATGGCAAAAAACTAAAAATCTGGATTCGATGGCAAATGCAATGGGGCCACTATGAAGAACGACTTCTTAATGGAACAATTGATGCAATCAAAATGCCGTTTTTAAAATCGCGTCCAGACATAACCCACGATGAATCAGAAATTGTAGAAGCGTTTCAGTTCCTGACATCAAGTCGCAACATAGGCATGGCGGTTGGCGCAATCCCCTTTGGAGAAATTGCACGATTTGCTGANATGACAAGCCAGAGAGATTTTTGGGGTTTCATTCTACTGGTTCAAACTTTGGACAATGAATATGTCACAATTGCGAGTGAAAAGACAAAATGAGTACACTAGCTAGGCTAAACATTCTTGTTGATGCAGAAAGCGCGAAGCGGTCTTTGCGAAGTCTTGAGGGCGTTGCAAGACGAAGTGCAGGGGTAATCACAGGCGCATTTACTCGCGCAATCGGTGTCATGCGCGGTATGACCAGACAGATATTTTCACTTAAAGCAGCGTTTATTAGTTTGGGTGCTGGCTTAGTAATTAGAGATTTTATTAAAGTTGCAAACACGCTTGAGCAAGTGCGGTTTCAAATGGTTGCTGTTACCAAAGACACAAACATTGCCAATAAAATTTTTAAGAATACACGGCAGTTTGCGTCTGAGGTTTCGTTTAGTTTTGAAGATTTAATTGGTTCATCAAACCGTATGGCGGCACAGTTAAAAGGTAACATCAAAGAGGTTGATTTTTTCTTGAGGGCTGCGGCTGATATTTCAGCAGTTTCTGGTCTTACGATGGAAGAAAGCACAAATAACTTAATGCGTATGCTTGCGGCTGGCGCAGCATCGGCTGACCAGTTTAGAGAAAAAGGCGTTCTTGCAATGCTTGGTTTTACGGCTGGCGTTTCATACAGCGCAGATGAA